CCCGCCGGATGGCGTGGTTGCCGGGGCGCTGGCGTACCGGGCGAGTCGAGCGGGCAAGTCGGTCGTCGCCACCGTGCGCGCCGGCGAGGACGTCCGCACGGCGCAGCCGTCAAACGCGCGACGCGTGCGCCGGCAGGAAGAAACCGAGCAGCTCGAGACGCTGCGCGCGCTCGTCCAGGTCCACGGGCCTGACGCTGTCGAGGCCATCAAACGCCTGGCCGACCCAACCTTCAACCTCCCAGAGGAACTCCGCAACGGACACGGCAACGGAAACGGACACCGCCGATGAGCGTACAGCCCAAGCCGATCGTCAACCTGGAGACGCACGACGAGCCGCTGATCCGCCTCACGCAGGTCTGCCGCTATCTCGGCGTGAACAAGCGCACCGCGCTGAAGTGGATTGCCAACGGTCTGCTGCGCGCCTATCCGTTGCCCGGGCGCGGCGATTGGCGGCTCGAGCTCGCCGAACTGCAACGCTTCGTCCATGCACAGCGAGAAAAGGCCGCGCTGACCGCGCAACGGAGCGTCTCATAGCGCACTGCGTCGGGCACCTCTAGCCGAGCTCGCGCGCGCGTGTGTATCGTCGGAATCGTTCCGCCGATCTGAGGCCCCGTCAAGAGCCCGATGGCCAAGCGCCGCGCGCCACGTCCCGCCCTGCCTGCGTCGTCCTCGACGCCTCGCGGGACGTCTCCTTCCACGCCGGCGGCGAATCCGCTCGTCGCGGCCTACACCGCGCTCGACAAGGACAAGCAGCAGGCAGTCCTCGAGCACCAGCATCCCGAGTTCGTCGCCCGGAAGACGACCTTCCGTCGACTGCTCGATGCCTACGAGGGCGTCGGCGGGTTCCTGACCGGCGACTATCTGTTCAAGTACGCCAACGAGACGGGCGACGACTTCAAGCAGCGGAAGGAGATGTCGCGGTACCACAACTACTACCGCTCGCTGGTGAACATCTACGTCCGCCACGTCTTCCGCAAGGGCGTGACGCGCACCGCTGAGATCCTGCCCGAGCTGCAGGAGTGGTGGAAGGACGTCGACGGCGCCGGCACCGGGATCGACCGCTTCATGATGCGCGGCGCGAAGCTGGCGCTTGCCGCAGGTCATGCGGGGGCGCTCGTCGACAAGGAACCGACGCCCCCGACCGGACCGAGCAAGGCCGACGAGACAGCGCGCGTCCTGGCCTCGTGGTTTCCGGCGACGTCGATCGTCGACTGGGACCTCCGCGCCGGCGAACTCCGTGGCGTCAAGCTGCAGGAGTGCCAGGCGCGGGCGTCGATTCTGGTCGACCAGCCCACGGGCGAGGACGCCGAGCAGCTGCTGGTCTGGACGGCCGAGGCCTGGATGCGGCTCGACGCCGATGGCGAGGTCATCGCGCAGTCGGGAACCGCCGGCGACACGATCGACTTCGTCCCGCTGGCCATCGTTCGTCCAGACCCGTCAGCCGAGCAGCCCTTCATGGGCTACGCCCTCGGCGGCGACGGCAAGACCTGTGTCTCGCTCTTCAACCGCTGCAGCGAGGAAGACGAGGTCCTGCGCAACCAGGCGTTCTCGATTCTGACCTGCAACGTCCCGCAGGACGGCGACGTCGAGAAGGCGAAGCAGCAGATCGGGAACGACATCGGCACGACACGCGTGCTGGTCGTCACCGGCGAGGTCGACTACATCACGCCCGACATGGCGGCGCCCGAGCAGATCCGCAAGAACATCGAGTTCCTGATCCGCGAGATCTACCGGATGGCGCACGTGCGCTTCGAAACCGACTCGAAGGACGTCCAGTCGGGCGAGTCGATCCGCCTGCAGTTCACGGAACTGAACGAGCAGCTCGCCAATCTCGCGGTCGTCCTCCAGGACGCCGAGCTGCTGATGGCGAAGAGCTGGTACGCCTGGACGCACCCTGGGGACAAGGCGCAGGTCGACGAGGCCTTCGCCGCCGCGAACGTCACGATCCAGTACCCGCGCGAGTTCTTCCTAGCCGACCTCCTCGAGGAGCTCGAAAAGTGGGCGAACGCCATCAAGCTCGATCTCGGGCCGACCTTCGAGCACTACGTCAAGAACCGCGTCGTCGACGAGCTCGCGCCCGAGCTGCCGACGGACCTGCGCAAATCCATCCGGACGGAAATCGATGGGCAGCAGCAGAACCGCGAGCGGGCGATGGAAGAGGCGCAGGCGCGCTTCGGGGCGTCGGTGTCGCGCATCGCCGGCGGGAAGAAGCCCGAACCGCCGAAGCCCGGCGAGGAAGGCGATCCCGCGAAGGTGGCCGCGTGACCTATGGCTTTTCCTGGACGCTGGCGATCGCTGAACGAATTACGCGACGAGTTTGCGGCGTCGGGCATCGAGCTGCCGAAGCCGCACTGGCTCTGTCGCGGCAAGACGCGTCATGCGACGCACGCGGATGCGGCGTTGCACGTCGACACGCTGCGCGCGAAGGCCACCGATCACGAATCGCGACGCGATCGGCTCATGCCGTACTGGTGTGCCTGGTGCTCGGGGTTCCATGTCGGGCATCGGCCGCAGTCGCAGGGCCGACGGTATCGGGGTCGACGCGTGGAGCGGGGCTGACGATGGGACGCACCGCCCGAGACGTGGAACTGCAGGCCGCCCGTGAGTCGGCTCTGATTGACGCGCTGAACGCCCGCTTCGCGCGCGAGCTCGCCCAAACGCTGAAGCTCCTGAACGTCGATGCCAGGCGGCTGGTGCGCGCGCTCCAGACGAAGGACGGCCGCCTCGTCGCCACGAAGGCACAGCTCGGGCGCGTGCTTGGGCTGCGGCGGGACCTCCTCGACGTGCTCGAGAAGAGCGGGTTCGCGCGGTTCGCCGAGGAGGCCTTCGATGCACCCCTCGACGAGATGACGCGGCTCGTGCTGCGCGGGAACTCGATCGCGCGCGCGGCTGCGGACCTCACGAAGGCGGACCTGTCGGCGATCGAAGCCTTCAAGACCGTGCGGTTCGAAGAACTGCTGCAGCTGGGGCGCACGGCCGCCGTCCGGTTGGCGCGGCTGGTGCTCGACGGCACGCTCGGCGCGCAGCCGCTCGACAGCCTGGTCGACGACGTTGCCGATCTCTTCGACGTGACCGATGCACAGGCGCGCACGCTCTACGACACGGCGATGGCGATCTACGCGCGCCAGGTCGACCAGCTGCAGGCCACCGGCGAGCCGGACGAGCTCTTCTACTACGCCGGGCCGCTCGACACGAAGACGCGACCGTTCTGTCGTGAACGGGTCGGCAAGGTCTTCACGCGCGAGCAGCTTGAAACGGCGGACAACGGGCAACTGCCGAATCCGTTGCTGACCGGCGGCGGGTTCAACTGCCGCCACCAGCCGAAGCGCGTGTCGAAGCTCGATCGCGAGCTGCTGGACCTCTTCGAGCGCGGCGCGCGAGCGCCCTACGTCGAGGAACGGCTGCAGGCGCTCGAGCGCGAGGAGCGGGCGGCCTGATGGCCGCGGTCGTCGTCTCTCGCTCGTTCGGCGACCTCCGCGAGGTGATGCCGTCGACGAAGGAGCTGATGAAAGAGATCGGCCTGTTCGTCCTGTCGCGCATCCGGCAGCGGACCGAGCAGCAGCAGGGCTGGAACGGCCAGGCCTTCCAGGCGTTGTCGCTCGGCTACGGGAAGCAGAAGGCAGCGGCGCTCGGGCACAGCCGCGCGGACCTGACGGTGTCGGGCCGCATGTTGAACGACATGCACGTCCTCGCGACGACCGACACGTCGATCGAGATCGGCTTCATCAGCCAGGGCGGATCGCCCGGCAAGGGCGGGACATTCATCCAGCGCTCGCGCGCGGTGGGTGCGGCCGACAAGGCGTTTTTCCACACAACCGGGAATCACGGCGTGATCCGCGACTTCTTCGGCATCTCGGACGAGGACGAAGAGCGGATCGTGGCGTTCATCGACGACGAGGCGGCGCGCCGGATCGCGCGCCTGTAGGAGCACACGCATGTTCAGGTTCGCGCCCGGATGGGCTCTGCGAGGACCGCTGTTCGACGGCACTGACGGTGGTGGCGGCGGCGGGGGCAACGGCGGCGGAGGCGGCGAGAAGGACGCTGCCTACTGGCAGGGCGAAGCGAAGAAAGCCTTCGAGGTGCGGGACACCGCGAAGGCGGCGCTGAAGACGCTCCAGGAATCTGGCGCGGTGCTGTCCGACGAGGACAAGAAGCTCTTCGAGAAGCTCAAGAAAGACGCCGCCGATGCCGACGAAGCCGCAAAGCGCAAGGCCGGCGAGTTCGATGCGCTGAAACAGCAGCTCGTCGACAAGCACGCAACCGAGCTCGAGACACGGGACGGCAAGATCGCCACGCTCGGCCGCCGCTTCCAGGACACGGTCGTGCGCGCCGAGTTCGGGACGGCGACCGATCTCTTCGGCGGGCACGCCGAGTCGAAGACGGTGCTCGACGTCGACATGGCGATCGCAGTGCTCGG